GAGCGCTGATTTCTTAATCGGACACGTAGCAGCAAAAGTAGCGGCTAAAAACGAAACTAATATCTGGAGTGGTGTAACTGCTAACGCAGGAGAGTTTAACGGATTCGCTACATTATTAGCAGCAGACGCAGCGTTACCATCAGCAAACGAAGTAGCAGGAACAACAGTTAATGCAGCAAACGTTATCACTGAGTTAGGTAAAATCGTAGACGCTATTCCTGCATCTTTGTACACTAACGAAGGGTTGAGAATTTACGTTTCACAAAATATTGCTAAGGCATATGTACGTGCATTGGGTGGATTCGGAGCAAGTGGATTAGGTGCTAATGGTAAAGAAGGACAAGGTACAATGTGGTACACTAACGGAGAGTTAATGTTTGACGGAGTTAAAATTTTCGTTGCAAACGGATTAGCTAACAACACAGCAATTTGTACAACTGTAGATAACCTTTACTTTGGTACAGGATTATTAGCAGACCATAACGAAGTTAAAGTTATTGATATGGCTGATATTGATGGTTCACAAAATGTTCGTGTAGTTATGCGTTTAACTGCAGGAGTTCAATACGCAGTAGTTCAAGATATCGTAACATACGGAATCGTTAACTCTGCTAACTAATTAGATTAATTAACTAAAGAGGGGTGGTGCAATATACGCCATCCCTTTTTTAATACTATAAAATATGTGTGATATAGCAAATGGGCGTGTAGAGCCTTGTAAAAATTCGGTAGGTGGTTTAGATGCTATCTACTTTATTAACTACAAAATTAAAGATACAGACGTAACCTACACAGCAAGTACGGATGAAATAATGGATGTTAACGGTGTTCCAACTTTATACAAGTACGAATTGAAAGGTAATAATTCCTTTGAAGAAACTATCCAAACTTCAAGAGAAAATGGAACTACTTATTTTGAGCAAGTATTATCAGTTGAATTGAAAAAACAAGATTTAGCTACAACTAAAACTGTTAAATTGTTAGCTTATGGTAGACCACATATCGTAGTTAGAAACAGAGCAGGGCAGTTTAAAATTGCAGGTTTGTTTAGAGGTATGGATATGACTGCCGGTACTATTTCTGATGGTGTAGCTATGGGAGATTTCAACGGTTACAAATTAACGTTTACAGGTATGGAAAATGTACCGGCTAACTTCTTGGATTGTAGCAACGAAACAGAATTACTTACAATATTCTCGCCAGCAACTATTGTAGTAGCTTAATAATATTTAAGTGTTAAAAGCCTATCATTAACTTGGTAGGCTTTTTTTTTGAAACAAAACAAGGTTTTTAAGGTTATATTAATATGCAGATATTAAGTAAAACTTCAGGTGTAAAATCAATTGCAATTAGTCCACGTTCGGATGCTTACACAAGCGTAACTATATACAACGAGTTAACAAATAAGATAGTGCCTATAACAGCAGTTTCAGTTACAACTAATTCGTACTATAAAACTTTATCTTTTACTATTGCAAATAATTTACAGGATGAGCATTTTTATTACTTGACAATGTACAACGGAACAAACATCGTTTACAGAGATAAAATCTTTGTTACATCGCAACAACCAGAAGTTTATACCGTAAACAAAGACGCTTATACATCGCATACATCAAACAACGAATTTATAACTTTATGAGTAATAACGTACACATATTAAATCTTGCAGCGTATAATACACCAGTAATTACAGAATCAAAGCGTGACAATTGGGTAGAGTATGGAGCAGATAATAATTACTATCAGTTTTTAATTGACAGATACACTAATTCTACGACAAATAACGCCATTATAAACAACGTATGCAGATTATTATACGGAAAAGGATTAAGTGCGTTAGATGCGAACAGAAAGCCAAACGAATACGCACAAATGAAAGCGTTGTTGAGCGATGAATGTTTGCGTAAATTGTTTATAGATAGAAAGATGTTAGGGCAGTCTGCTATTCAGGTTCACTATAACGAGAAACACGATAAGATTTTAAAGGCTTTTCATATACCGGTTAACTTAATTCGTGCGGAAAAATGCAACGAAAACGGAGAGATTGAGGGTTACTACTATTCTGATAATTGGGAGGACACTAAAAAATACGAACCTAAACGATTCTCTGCGTTTGGTAGTTCTAAAGATAAGATTGAAATTCTATTTATACAACCTTATTCGGTTGGTATGAAATATTATTCGCATGTAGATTATCACGGTGCGTTACCTTATGCAATGTTAGAAGAAGAAATTTCTAACTATTTAATTAACGAGGTACAAAATGGATTTTCAGGCACAAAGGTAGTTAACTTTAACAACGGAATACCTACAGAGGAGCAACAAGACGAGATTTCACGCAGAGTATTAGGTAAGTTAACAGGTTCACGAGGTCAAAAAGTAATCGTAGCATTTAACGACAACCAAGAAAGCAAAACAACGGTTGATGATATTCCTTTAAACGATGCAGCAGATCAATACCAATTTTTGAGTGAGGAGTGTATGCGTAAAATTATGTTAGGGCATACGGTAACTTCGCCTTTAATTTTCGGTATTGCAACAAGTACAGGTTTTAGTTCTAATGCAGACGAGTTAAAAAATTCAGTTGTATTGTTTGATAATATGGTCATTCGACCAATGCAAGACGAAATGTTAAGCGCAATTGAAAAGATATTAGCTTTTAACGGAATTAGCTTAAAATTATACTTTAAAACATTACAACCTTTAGAATTTACAGATTTAGAGAATACAATGAATAAGGAACAAGTTGCTGAAGAAACAGGAACGGAACTAAGCGCAGAAATTGAGTTAGATTCTGATGGTTTGGTAGCACTTGGCGAGGACTTAGATTTAGAGGGTTGGGTATTAGTAGATGAAAGAGATGTTGACTACGATTTAGAGGATGAATTAGATGAGCAGTTGAAAAACTACAAGCCTAAACAAAACTTATTACAGAAATTAGCAAGTGCAGTTAAAGCTATTCCTAATGCTAAGAGTTCACAAGACAAAGTAGTAAAGGATATTCAATGGAAAGTTAGATACCAATACGCAGGCAATCCTAATCCAGAGAGAGCATTTTGTAAAACTATGATGAGTGCGAATAAGATTTATCGTAAAGAGGATTTAGAAAACGTAAACTCTAATTCGGTAAATAAAGGTTTTGGGCATAATGGAGAGCCTTACAACGTGTTTCTATTCAAAGGAGGGCCAAGGTGCCACCATTCATTTAAACGCCTTACATTCGCAAGTATTGAGGGTGCAGGAATTGATGTAACTAATCCAAACGCAAGAAAGATAGGCACAGATATAGCAAGTAAACGAGGTTTTAAAGTAACTAATCCTTACCAGGTTAGCATACAACCTAACAACTTACCAAACAAAGGATTTCATCCTGCTAATAAAAACTTACCACAAGACGCAAGATAATGGCAGAAGCACTATTAATTACAAGAACAGATTTAGTAAAATATACTGCTGCTAATGGCAATATAGATACAGATAAATTTGTGCAATTTATTAAGATAGCACAAGATATACACATACAGAATTATTTAGGTACTAAACTTTTAGACAGGTTAAAATCTAACATTGTTTCAAATACTTTAAGTGGTAACTATTTAAGCCTTTTAGAAACGTATGTTAAGCCTATGCTTATTCATTGGGCTATGGTTGAGTACTTACCTTTTGCAGCTTATACAATAGCTAACAAAGGAGTGTATAAACACGGTAGCGAAAATAGCGAATCAGTAGATAAAAACGAAGTAGATTTTTTAGTGCAAAAAGAACGTAGTATAGCGGAGCATTACACAGAAAGATTTAACGCTTACATAAGAAATAATAATAGCTTGTTTCCAGAGTATAACCAAAACTCAAACGGAGATATGCCACACGATTCAGATAGTATATTTATAGGTTGGTATATATGAAAAATTATAAGATAAAAGAGGACAACATCAAGAAGTTGAAGTTATATTTAAAAAAGATAGAAAATGTCAGCAGCGCAGGTATCATTAAGAAATAACCAAGATTTAGTAAGCGAATCGAATCCGCTACCAGTTACTATGGCAGGTGGTGGTGCTTCAGGTGCTGCTACTTCAGATAATCAAGTAACTATTATAGCGCAGTTAGACGATGTATTAACAGCCTTAAATACAGATACGGAAGATAAACGTTTAACCGTGCGTTTAGATGAGGTTTCTGATACTTTATTTTACGTAGGTAAGGCATTAATCGGTAAAGTAAATGCAGATGCAAATTGGTTAATTATACGATATACTAAGGTAGGCAATGTATTAATGAGCGAGTACGCAAACGGAAGCGAAGCGTTTAATCAAGTGTGGAACAATAGAGCAACTTTAACATACGTATAATGGGCTACGGAGGAATCAAAAAAGCAATATTAAGCGCGTTGGCGTTTATTTTATCAATAATTAAAAGAGATTAAGAAATGGCGTGGATTT